AAGTGAAACAGAAAAGAAAATGGCATTAATTATATTATCATCATTACAATTATTAGGAATAATACTTATTGCAGTCATGGTTTATGCAATAGGGGATCAGTTGAGTAAAAAATGAGTTTAGCATTTACTGATTGGGTTATCGAACATCAATATGAGAGGACAGATAAAATGAAAAAACACACAAAAGTTTTGTGTGACTATTGGGGTTATGCAATACCTGAAGATATATCTTGTATTGTATGTGGGAACTATGCAGTGGACACTCACCATATTCAGCCTAGAGGATTTGGCAGTAGTAAATACAAAGATTATCCTGAGAACCTTGCACCATTGTGTCGTGAACATCATACACAAGCAGAGCATGATCCTAAGTTCAATGCGTATGTTTACAAAATATTATTACTAAAAATAATAGAAAAGATAGAGACAGATGGAAGGATATAGCCCTGAAGTTATTGCTGATGCAAAAGCAAAAGCAGTAGAACAATATCGTGAAAGTAAAAGAAGTTATGATCGTACAGAGAGGCTTCGTAATTATGAAATAGATAAGGCTTTTTTACAAATAGATTTAGACTCTAACAAGAAAGTTAGTATTGAAGATAGAAAAGCTAAGTCAAGACTCTCTACAGAGGTGATTGCTTTAAACTTAGAACTAGAGAAGGAACGAGAAAAGTTAGACAAGGCGTATGTAGAGTTAGAGAGAATAGAAACCAAGATACAAATGATCTTAGATAACAATGCTTTGAAAAGAACAGAAATGAAGTTGGGAACTATACTAACATGAAAAAATACGATGTTAAAAAACTTTGGAATGGTCGTGTATCGCTACGAGATTACATTGTAGAAGAACAGATCAGGAAAAAAAAATCAATCATGGTCAAATATGAAGATGACATTATGATTTTGTCGCCTATGCAATTAGAGAAAAGAGATTCAATGACTGAATGTACGTCTAAATTTAATGGGCAAAAATATAAACTCTACGACTATGTATGGAAACCAGCCGATAAAAATCAGAGGGAGTTAATATGAAGGTCGATTGGAATAAAAGACATTGTGGTTTAAGTGCAAAGGATATGAGGAAGTTTTTAATTCATTTACGAAATCTTAACTTATATGACGGAGAAAGAACAAACAAAGAAATCTTACAAGTTTACGATATTTTTAAGTTACAACCTAGATTATCGAAAATTAACTTTGTTAAGTCATTATTAGAAGAAGGTTTTATTTTGCAACAAAAACGACAATATGTTGTAACTGATAAAGCTATTGGGTTTTCTAACGCTAAATTTATGCAACGAATTACCAAAACAAAAGCTGAATCTATTGTAAATGATGTGGTGAATAGGGCTACAGAAATTAATACTAATACCTATTACATAGGAAAAGTAAACACTATAAAAGTATTTGGAAGTTATATTGATCCCATGAGAAAAGATTGTGGTGATATTGATTTAATCGTAGATATTAAAAAGAAAAAAAATATATCTGACGAAGAAGTAACGGAAATTAGTTATCAAAGAACTGAAAATAAGACAATGAGTTTTATTGACAGGACTGGTTATGCAGTATGTATTGAACCTCTTAAATATTTAAAAAATAAAAACAAATATTTATCTTTTTGTCAGGATAACCCTTCTAAACATAAGTGCAAAACAATTTACGAATATAAGGAGAAATAAATGAAGAAAGTAAAACCAGATTTTAGTAGTGAAATTATTAAATTAAACAAGACATTAACAATGGTTTATCAAAAAGGTCGTATAGCTGGATTAAAAGAAGCATTAAAACCATTCACCAAAATAAAAGATAAAGGAGTATCAAATTAATGACAGATAAAATATACACTTATAAGGACATAGCAAAAATCTTTGATTGTCACGAAAGAACTATACAAAACCATATAAAAGAAGTAAGACAGAGCAACCCTAAAAATCCTAAGTTAAATAATTTCATGGGCAATAAATGGTATTGCTTTGAAAACGATTTAAAGGAGGTATTAGGACTATGCTCAAAATTGAAAAGCGTAAAGACGGAAGATCACCCTACTATTACATAAAAGGCACACTGCGTTTTGGCAGAGAGTCAGTAGTAATTAATGCAGAAAGCACAGGGTGTGTTAAGTTAAAAGATGCACAAAGAGTTCTTACCAAAAGAATATCTGATCTTACTTCATCACTAGAGAATTTAGAATTTAAAACATTCGGTTATGCTACAGAGCAGATACTAAATGATCCTATCAATATGCCTAGTGTTGATAGACAAAAACATTTTGAAAAAAATGCAAAGCTGTTAGGTGATTACTTATTGAAAGATATAAATGTCAATACGATCACACAACTAGCTTATGAAAGATATCCTGTCATTAGACAATACAAAGGTATTAGATTTAGTGATCTTGAAATGGGTGATATGAAAATAGAAATGTCATCTAAGTATCATACTGTGAATACAGGCTATATCGTTCCTGTAGGGAGAGTCATGCACTATGCCAATGAAAACAAATGGTGTGCATATTTGCGTATGAGTAAGTTTCCTGTCTTGAATCAATCTGATAGACCAAAACATATTTTTACAATGGAAGAAATTAAAAGGTGTTTAGAAACCAATGCAGACTTTCAGATCAAACTATTGTTTGTATTTCTGATCTATACAGGTGCAAGAATACAAGAAGCGTTGAATGTGAAATGGTCTGATATAGACATGGCTAAACGGACAATAAGATTATGGCAGAATAAACAAAAAAAAGAGAGGGTAGCTCCTATTCATAGCACACTTTATGATTGGCTAATGAAAATCAATAATAGGGAAGATTATTTGTTTGAATGGAGAAATGTTAAGGAAAGAAAGAATACAGATTTAGGTCTGATACCTCGTTGGGATTATATGCTTGAACAAGCTGGAGTTGATAAGAGTAAGAAACGTCATGCTTGTAGGCATACATGGGCGACAAATCTTTCAGTATATAGTAATGCTACACCACAAGATTTAATGGATATTGGTGGCTGGAAAGACTATAGATCAGTAATGAATTATGCTCAGTCTAATAATGATAGAGTTAAAGAAAAAATTAATCAATTACCATAGGGTGTATAGTTCAGTGGTAGAATGTTTGCTCGACACGCAAAAGGTCATAGGTTCAAATCCTATTACACCCACCACTTTTTCAACACTTAGATAATTATTGGCAGTAGATATAGATTGACACTGCCTCGACACTACTTTATAGCTATGTATGATTCATGAAAAACATGGATTTTTAGGGAAAAGGGTGTTGGGAAAATGACAGGGAATGAAATAAAATGTCAACACAATCTCAACACTCTTTAGTTTCAATAATACACTTGTTATAGATTATTTGTATCGTACCTTCGTTGCCTTCTTTGTACTCATTATTGTCTAGGGAGTAGCTAGAAAACAATATTGTTTTGTCTTTTGTTTTTTTATGTAGCCAACCCACAGTCATGCAGATAGGCATAGATTTATTCTCGTAGGAACTAGCTTCAATCCATGTAGGATCACAAAGACCACTATCAATCCATTTGACTAATAGTAGAGGTTTCATTTATTTCTTCTTCTTTTTTTTCTTCTTAGGGAAACCAGCCTTCATATTAGCATAAGCCTTATCACTAATAGTGCTTTTCTTTTTTGATCTGCTTGTTCCAGCTTTTTTTCGTTTATTAATATTTTCGTATAGAGACATTATTTCTTAGCCTTTTTCTTTGTTTTCTTCTTGTCTTTCTTTTTATCTTCATTTAATTTTTTTAATCCTTTAGATGTGTAAGAATATGACTTTCCTTTATACATAGGCATAATTTATTACTCCTTTAACAGTTCCACGCCCTACGAGACCAATAGTTTGCAGATAGTTTATTGTTTTTACCTTTGATCCCACCTGATCTCGCACAATAAGATTTCTTTCGTGCTGGTGAGTTCTTCTTAATGCTCATGTTAGGATCACCAAAGTTTATCTTTTTAACTTTGTCTCCGTCCTTTACGAACACCTTGAATTTTTTGACATCGCCCTTCATGGGTTTATTAAGTTTAACTGTTCTACCCTGATAAGTTGCCATCTAGTTCTACCTTTTCTTGTTTTTCTAATTGTTCTGTAAGTGTTTGATTTTGTGAGGAAGCATATTCAACTTTTGCTTTTTGTAATGCTATGACATCATCAACTGTAATTTTTAATTTTTCTTCTCTCAACAGTGCGTTCTTATCAGCCCAATTATCTAATCGTTCATTAAGAAATTTTATGTGTAAATCTTTTTCTTCGATATCTTTTCTAAGCTCTCTGTTTTCTTTCTTAGCTTTGCGTAGTAGTGCTTCTATTTCTTTTTGTGTACTCATTTTTTACCTAACACTTTACCCATTCCTCTTAAACCAAATGAACTTGCTATTGCTCCATACATCGCAAATTGAAACCACTGTGGAGTTCTTGAAAGAGCGTCAAAACCTCTCTCTGTATAGGGTTGTAATGGTGGAATAAAACACATACCTATGATAATAATAAACAAGATAGTCCACGCTTCGTCTTTCCAAGAGTCTTTAGAACCTTTGATAGCTTCTAAGTCGTACTCTATCTCACCTTTAATCTGTTTATTTAGTAACTCTGTCTTTGCTTTAATTTCAGTGACTTTTTGTTCTGCCTTTGCTTTCTTTGTATCTACGACACCTTTAACAACTTCACCAGCTACACCCATTAAAGGTTTTAATAACATAGTCCACATATTAGGCCTCCTCTATTAGTTTAACCATTGGCGCATATCTTGAGGTGAGAGTTCTATAAAGACGACTATCTTTAAGTTGATTTGCCATTTCAACAAAGTCACCATCTTGCATAGCTTGGCGCATATTGACAAATTGGAACAATTTAGGCTCACCAATATTGTAGGCTATCTCTATAACACAATCTTTAATAACTTCTGGAACTTCACATTTACCAATGTATCTTTCTGCTGCATGAAGATAGACAAGAAAGTCTTTTTCAAACTGTTGTTCTAATACTTCTTTTGAATATTCAACTTCTGGTTCATAAGGATCACCATCTACACACTTATGGCCATATCCGATAGTCATAAAATCTTCTTTGATGGTTTCACCATTAGCTCCTCGGTACTCTAGGAAGTACCCAGTTTTAGAGAACCCTTCCGAAGTCTTGATTTTATCTTTTACTTCTTCGTACATTCTATCTCCTTTAATCGTTCATAAGTTATTTCTGTAATGTCTTTTAATAAAATAGGAATGTTACCAATATCTATTTCTGTTGGTTTGCCAGGTTCTATGTCTTTATATTCATCTTTTGTAAGGCTGATATAAAGTTTACCAGATTGATAGATTATTCTCATATTTGTTTATTCCACCTATTTCCTCTTTTAAGTATCATTGGTATAAGCTGTGGAACGCCATTAATAATTATTCCACATCCTAGAACTGGTCGTCTAATGTTTACTTTAGAATAAGCAAAAGCTAATGAGTCCTTGTCTATTAAACATCCTACATTCATGCCCCACCTTAAATGTTCAGGACTTGACCAATAACCTATACGAAACTCTGTATGATAATGGCCCTGGACAAAATTCATGCCTATTGACATAGAAGATTTGACTGGATCTTTACTCATGTTATGGCAAAAATAATATTCACCATAATTATCTTTAATAATTAGTTTATCGTGCCAACGCCATTTATGTTTATCGACACCTAATATATCTGGATAGTCCTTCACTACTAAGGAAGGAAAGCCATGATGCTTTCTTTTCCTATAAACCATAGAACCATGATTGCTATGAAGTAAATCCATTTTAGGAAATAACTTCTCAATCATTTTGATCTTGTATAAACCGAGCTCTAATTCTTTAGAGGCACTTGGTAAATCAGGATCAGAATCATGAAAGGATAAAGCATGGTAATCTAGTTCATCACCAATATTGACAATTCTATCTGGTTTAAATTTCTTTTTGACAGCTTCTAAAAAAGCAAAACTATCTGTATGACTGTATGGTTCGTGAAGGTCTGAGATTATTAAAATCTTAGACATCTTCCTCCTTTATGTATTGGTCGTAAATTTTGAAGTGCAAAAAGTAGTTATGTAAGTATGGGGTATTTCCATAAATTGTTGAG